CTTTGGCTGATTTGCTTGGTTTGTTTTACATAGCGCAAGCTGGTGTAGTTGGCGCTTATATGGGAGCGACTGCTTGGATGAGTAAGAAGTAATGTATCAGGCTCTTGTACTTGCTTGTATGGTCTTCCAGCCAACTGAATGTTGGCAACTGGAAGATCAGCTTGGGCCATACAGTTCTTATGAAAGATGCGAGGCTAGAGCGATAGAAATGGGAAAGGATGTTCACCTTCACATGAGGGGGTATCGGCCTATTTCTTGGAAATGCCAAGCACTGCCAAAAGGGAAATTAAGCACATGATGATGTGGGACATGCACGACAGAACAACGAAAGAGCAAGCAGAGAAGAACAGAAAATGATTCAAGCACTGATAGGGCCTATTGCCAATCTCGCTGGAACTTGGTTAGAAGGTAAAGTCGAAACTAAAAAAGCAGAGACTGGCGCGAAGGTAGCTAAAGCAAAAGCTGAAGCTGTTATTATGGAGAAGAAGGCCACTGGAGAGATTGACTGGGATCTCAAAATGGCTGATGCTTCTGCGTCAAGCTGGAAAGACGAGTGGTTAACAATTTTGTTTTCAGTGCCTCTAATTTTGGCCTTCTGTGGAGAGTGGGGCAGACAGATCGTAACAGATGGATTTTCTGCATTAGACGCTATGCCGGAATACTATCGTTATACTTTAGGAATAATCGTTAGTGCCAGCTTTGGTACAAGGGCAGCAAGTAAGTTTTTTGGGAAGAAGTAAATGGACGCTATACAACTAGCGGAGTATATGTTGAAAGACATACGCCAGTATAAGGCTGATTTAAGTCAAAGACTGGCGGATGGTTCGGTAGGCGATTGGAACGACTACCGGTTCATAGTGGGGCAGATACGCGGATTGACCTACTCTGAAGACCTTATTAAATCCGCGATGAAAGGCATAGAGCTAGAAGATGGCTAAAAAACTATTCGTCCCTGAGAGGATGGCAAAAAGCGCTGAATCCAGTCCGGTTCCAGCGGCAATATCAAAGGGTTTTGATACTCCTATAGACCCAAATGAAAAGAACACAGAAGACCCATCTCAGATGGATCTTTCCGCAATTGACCGGTTGCCACAGCCTGTAGGCTACCGTTTGCTTGTAATTCCTTATTACATGAAGAAAAAGTCTGCTGGCGGGATCATTATTCCTGACTCAATTAGAGAGCGTGAGAGCTTTGCTACTGTTGCGGCTTATGTCGTAAAAGTAGGCCCTGACGCATATCGAGACGCAAACAAGTTTCCTTCTGGGGCTTGGTGTAATGAGAAGTCTTGGGTATTGATGGGAAGATATGCGGGAAACCGGTTCAAAGTTGATGGTTTAGAGGTAAGACTTATCAATGATGACAATATTATCGCTACAATACTTGACCCAGCCGATATTTCTTATGTATAGTGGGAGACATGAACATGAATGAAATTCAAGAAAATATTCCTGAAGATCAGGAAACCGTATCGTTTGATTTAGATGACGACAATCAAGCGAGTGCTGTTGCTGTAGAAACTTCTGAAAAAGAAGAAACCCGAACAATTGTACGGGATTCTGATGATGGCGCAAATGACGATGATCTAGAGAGCTACAGTGAAAATGTTCAAAAGCGCATTAATCAGCTAACAGCAAAGCGTAAGCAGGCTATTGAAGAGGCAGAAGCCGCTTATCAGTATGCCCAGCAAGTCCAGACACAAAACGAAGAGATGAAAAGAAAGCTCTCCGATTTGGACAAGGGCTACATCAACGAGTACGGATCGCGTATTGCAAGCCAATCAGCCGCTGCCAAAAGAATGCTTCAAGAGGCATATGACAACGGCGACATGGAGAAAATGGCTCAAGCACAGGAAATCATTTCTGGCCTGACTATTGAAAAAGAGCGTTTACGCATTCAAAAGCATCGTTCAGAGCGTCAGGTTGCAGAAGAGCAAGCTCGAGCTGCACAGCCTCGTCAGCAAGCCCCGCAACAGCCACGCCAGCTTGACAGAAAGCTTACAAGCTGGATGGAAAAGAACCCTTGGTTTGGTGATAACGGTGATCGCATCATGACTGTTAGCGCAAAAGTTATACATGAAGACATCGTTTCTAATGAGGGCTTTGACCCTAATAGCGATGAATATTATCAGGAAATTGATCGCCGCATGCGGAGAGAATTTCCTCACAAGTTTCAGGAGAAGCGGCAAAACGCCCAAGCCATTACTCCTGCGTCAAATGGACGGTCAGCTACCAAAAGTGGGCGGAAAAAGACTGTGGAACTAACACAGGGGCAAGTTAATTTTGCCAAGAAAATGGGAATACCTCTAGAGCGTTATGCCCAAGAGGTTGCTAAACTGGAAAGGAAGAAAGCGTAATGTCTGATCGCACAAACCGGGATTCGCAAACCCGTGAAAAACAAGCGAGAGTTGCCGATTGGAGACCGCCTTCAGCCCTTGAGGCACCAGAAGCACCTATTGGTTATAAGCATCGGTGGATTCGTGAATCTGTTATGGAATACGATGATCGTAACAATGTTCACAAACGCCGCCGTGAAGGATGGGAGCTTGTAAAAGCAGAAGACTATCCTGATTTTGATGCCCCTGTCGTTGATGAGGGTAAAAACGCAGGCGTAATTGGCGTTGGTGGTTTGGTTTTAGCCAGAATACCAGAAGAAATTGCGGATCAGCGTAATTCTCATTATCAGAATACCGCCCAAAACCAAATGGAAGCTGTGGATCGTGATTGGATGAGAGAGTCCAATGCCGCGATGCCAAAGCTTAAACCACAACGTAGCTCCTCTGTGTCCTTCGGTGGACCCAAAGGGGTAGCTGACAACTAGGAGAAAGAAAGATGGCGAACAAAGACGCTTCTTTTGGCCTGCGCCTTTCGCGTTCAGGCAACGGCTCCGATCTGCAAAACATGCAGAATAAGTACCGGATTGCATCTGGCTACAACACAACCATTTACCAAGGCGACCTCGTAGCGGTTGTTACTGGTGGTGGAATTGAACGTGTTGCTGCTGGCGGCTCTGGCCTTATTCTAGGTGTTTTCAACGGAGTAAATTACACTGACTCAGACGGCAAGCCGCGCTGGTCAAACAAGTGGACAGCAGGAACTGTTGCTTCAGACGCTGAAGCTTCTGTGATTGACGCTCCACACGCCGTTTTCGAGATTCAAGCAAACGCAGCAATGCCTGTAGCTGATCTCTTCGGCAACTTCGATATCGTTGACCAAAGCCCTGTTGGTGATAATGCTTCTGGCATTTCACGCATGGAGCTTGCTGTGTCTACTGGTGCGACAACCGCAACTCTTCCTCTGAAGGCGATTGATATCTCCACAGATCCAGAGAACAGCGATGTAGCATCGGCCAACACAAATGTCATCGTCATGATCAACAATCACCTGTTCTCAGGTGGCACACTTGGCTTGGCATAAGGAGGCTGAATAATGGCTATTTCTCGCGCACAACTAGCGAAAGAGCTAGAACCCGGCCTAAACGCTCTGTTCGGAATCGAATATGATCGTTATGAAGCCGAGCATGCAGAAATCTACGACACCGAATCTTCAGATCGTGCATTTGAAGAAGAGGTAATGCTCGTTGGTTTTGGAAATGCACAAACCAAAGCTGAAGGCGCTGGCGTCAATTTTGACAACGCCTCAGAGGCTTACACAGCACGTTATACGCATGAGACAATTGCTCTTGCGTTTGCGCTGACTGAAGAAGCAATGGAAGACAACCTGTATGACCGTCTGGGCGCACGTTACACACGCGCACTCGCACGTTCAATGGCTCACACCAAGCAGGTTAAAGCTGCCGCAACTCTTAACAACGCCTTCAACTCTGCCTTCTCTGGCGGTGATGGCAAAGAGCTTTGTGCAACTGATCACCCACTGGCTGGTGGCGGTACATTCCGCAACGAGCCATCAACTGCTGCTGACCTCAACGAAACATCACTTGAGAATGCCTTGATTGACATCTCAACATTCGTTGATGAGCGGAACATGATCATTGCTCTTCGTGGCATGAAACTGATCATTCCACCACAGCTTCAGTTTGTTGCTGATCGTCTTCTTGAGTCCACACTCCGCGTTGGCACAGCCGACAACGATGTGAACGCAATCCGCAACATGGGTATGCTGCCAGAGGGTTACACAATTAACCACTTCCTGACAGACCCTGATGCGTTCTTCATCAAGACAGACGCTCCAAACGGCTTCAAGCACTTTGAGCGTACTCCGCTTTCAACCAACATGGAGGCTGATTTCGATTCAGGCAACATGCGGTTTAAGGCTCGTGAGCGTTACAGCTTCGGCTACAGCGACCCACGCGCTGTGTTCGGTTCACCGGGCGCATAAGCGAACAATTATACGGAAAGGGGCGGCTATTCAGCCGCCCTTTTTTGTTGTACAATACGTTATCCCTGACAGTCGCATGGTGCGGCTGACACTAGCCACGACAGGAGAACTAAATGGCTCGTACAACTTTTTCAGGCCCACTGAAGGTAGATACCGCCTTCTGGGCCACCCCAATCCTTTTTGCAAACCTGCCTGCGGCTTCAGCCGACAACGAAGGCTACATTTACTATGTATCAGATGCTCGTAAGGCTGCTGAAGGTGCCGCTGCTGGTACAGGAAACCTCGTGTTTTCTGACGGTTCAAACTGGATTCGTGTAGATACCGGCGCAACCGCTGCTGCATAAGGAGGCTTAGATGGCTGGTCCAGTAAAAGCCTATAATTTTGCTCAAAGTGCGTCCGCCGCTGTGGTGGGTCCTGCGCGTTCTCGTGTACGTCAAATTGTGATTTATGCGGCAGCGGCAGGAGCTTTTACCATTAAAAATGGTGGCGCATCTGGTGAGACATTAATTACGCAAAAATTCCCAACCGGAATTCATCATCTAAACATTCCTGATGATGGTATTCTGGCTACAGAAGGCGCGTACATTTCTGCTTTCACTGGCGCAAGCAATGAACTAACAATCTTTTTGTCATAGAGGTTTGAATGGCTATTTTTCGTTCCATAACACAGGTTGGAACATCTGAGCCATTTGAGCTACAGGTGGCCCGTGGTCAAATCACGGGCCATAAAACTGTCTTTAAGTTTGGCTACAACGCTGCTGTTGGAGCCACAAAAGAAACCATCTGGGAACAGGGCGGTTTATACGCTTATCCCGCATCAGCCACAGTAATGACTATATCAAGCAGTTCAGCTAATGACGCTGCCGCAGGAACTGGTGCAAGAACAGTTGAAGTTTTTGGCCTAGATGGTGACTATAATGAAATCAATGAGATCGTCACATTAAACGGACAAACGCCTGTTAATACTACTAAATCGTACTTTCGGATAAATCGCGGCATTGTTCGCAGTGCAGGCAGTGGTGGCGCAAACGCTGGTACAATTTACGCAGGAACAGGTACGGTTACATCTGGGGTTCCAGCTAATATTTACCTGACCATAAATGGGGATGGTGACAACCAAACATTAATGGCTCTTTGGACAGTTCCAGCAGGATATACAGCATTCCTTACAAAGATGTC